TCCTTGCCGTCCTTACAGGCCTTCACAACAGACTTCTTGCCGCCAGAAATCTGACGCTTTGGCTTGTTGCATTTCATTTTGGACTTGTCGATCTTAGGCATCAGAGTGGTCCCGCGTTTTGAATGTATACGATATCAAGTGAAGCCGAAACGTGCAGCGCAGAGTTAGAACTGCTACCTACGGCACGAACCTCAATGTCAGTTTTCTCTGGAAACAACAAAGGCGTTGAGTAAGATATTTCAGTGTGCCCATTTTGAACGGAAAACTTATCCTGAGTTCTAAACACTCCCCCCGACTTTTTCGCAATTAAGCTAATTGTCCCAAACTTGTTGTTTGCCTCAGTAAGACAAGTAACATCTTTTTGAAAAAGATACGCCGTATACCCAGCGGGAACTGTCCAAACGCACATGAGAGTTTGATTCTCCCCCAGCGTTATACGAGCATACGTTGTTCCAGTGTTGGTAATGTTTATCGTACCAGAAGGCTCCTGAGAGCCTTCTATAAAAGCCCGGAACACGCGCAAGAAGAAAGAGTTGGTCTCCTGAGTGCCGCTGCCATTCAAGGTCACTGTCTCAGATATTTGGTTGTAGTCCGAGTCCAAACCCTGGATCGTTACCTGAACGTCTTCGTCATTAGCACCATCTGTACTCGTCGCAGTCATCTTTGCCGCCGCTGACGGGTAAGCATATAGTGCGCCAACGTCCCAAATGGTTTCTTCTGTCTCGTTGATGAGAGCGTTGAAACCGAACTTATGTACGCGGTAATGCCCAGGGATTTGACCCCTGGACACCTGGAGCTCAAAGGGCTCAGATGTTCCGACCTGTGATATGGAGCGGATATCGTAAGCCACGGGACCCCCTACGACAAAATAATTGTCAGTTGGTTTGCGGCCCCTGTAAAGGCCGAGACATAAACACCTTCAGAGGCAATGATGCCATCGTCAGGAATGTTCATGACATGGTGCCCCGTAGGAAACGTCTGCGTGAGCAAAGTGCTCCCAGATGCGCCACCGTTTTTAAGAGTGAACGCGCCCGCTGCGGCAGCATATATAACTACCTGACGGAGACGAGAACGAGTAGGCCCAACAATCGCAGCCGTTGTGCCTTGAACCCAATTATATGCGGTTACTGGACCTGCCATTTAAGTTCTCCTATTAGCTAAGTGCTGCGCCTACAGCAGTTACCCAAGCAGCGCCTGTGTTGATAACAATGCAATATTCGTTGTTGCCTGCGCCATTGTCGCTAACCATGTAAACTGTTCCAACAGCAACGTCACCGAAAGCTGGCAAGTTTGCAGTTGTAACTACAGGTATTTGAAAACCGTTGTTCGAACGAACGGGGCCTGAAAAAGTTGATAGAGCCATGTGAATCTCCTGTCGTGGCTAATGTCAGCCGCACCATGCGACTGTCAGGGATGCCTAAACAATACAGAAGAATAAAACAAAAAGAAAGGGGCAACCGAAGTTGCCCCCCAAGATACAAACTGTATCTATTCTTAGGCTGCGCCTGGTGAACCAAACACGGCACGAGGATCGCTAAAGCCGAAGCTATAACGCTCACGCGCTTTGAAGCGCATGTTACCTGTGTCGAAGTCAGATTCCATGTTGGTGGACATTGGAGTCCGCTCAAAGTGGACGAAACCACGAGGTGCGTCTGTCTTGATGAAGAACGCATCTGGATCTGTAAGGAAGTCGTTGACGGCATAGCCTTCAGGCAACATCCCCATAGAACGGATTGCGTTAGTATCGTTGTCCGCTGTGCCAACACGCAAGTTGGAAACCATCAAACGCTCTGCAACGAATTGCAGCTGACGTGGGAGGATCAACTTCATGCCGCGAAGGGCAACTTTAAGACCACGCTCGTCAACAAAACCTGCGATGTTGATCAAAGCATCTTCGAGAGATGTTTCGTTCAAGTCCGCAGCTACTGCTGGTTCGTTGGCAAACGTACCACCGGAAGTAAGTGGGTGGTTAGTTGCACACAAAGCAACTCCGTCACCGCCAGCAGATGCGCCAGCAGTAAAGGCATTGTTAAGAACTGCAGCAGCCTTAACTTGCTTTGAGTGTGCCATTGAACGAGCCAACGCACGGGTGTAACGCGAACCAAGACGATCATAGAGATTGTCTTCGATAGCTTCCTCAGTGATTGAGAATGCCAGCGCCACTGTTTCGTGGTTGTAACGAGCAGTGTATGCTTCGTTAGCGTCGTCAAAGTTAATTGCACCACCTTCCGATTTGGTCGGTGCTGCGCCGAAACCAGACAACATAACTTCCTCTTCGAATGCTCGATCAGAAGACTCTGTTGTAAAGATCTCTGCGTGTTGGTTTTCGTACCGGGAGTACTCCATACCAAACAGCGCGTTGAGGCCTGGTTCTAGCTCTTTCGCTAGTTGTGCGCGTGAAATAGCCATTTGTTAGACCTCCTTATACGCCTGTGTTCGCTACTGTACCAGCAACAATAGCACCGTTTCCGGAGTTAAAGCTGTTGTTCAGTCGAACGATTACGGGGATACCAGCCGCTGTGAAGTCTTGGTTTTCAGGATCGTCCTGAATACCGACAATGCGCAACTGAAGCGCAGCGGTGGTGGCGATTGTGCTGACACCCAACGTAGCAGAAGAAATACCAGTGGACGAAACGCCACTTGTAGCCGCTGCAAAGTTCGCATTAGCAAACACATGACCGCGAGCAGTAGCTTCGCTTGTGAGCGATGCACTGGATGCGATTACAAATGTTTGATTTGGGTTGTCATAGACAAAGGCTTTGATGGGATGATTAGAATCCGCACCCGAACCAGGCCATTGGTTAGAGAAAATCTTTTCACCAGTAGTAGACGAAACGTATTCACATCCCCAGAAAACACCGAGAAGACCCACAGTGCCCCCTGCAGCCGCGCCAACAATGTCAATAAAGCCAGTTGAAAGCGGGATAACAGGAGAACCTTGATAGATCGCGTTAGAGTTTCCGGAAGCAATACGATATTCGGTTGTACCAGTGGTGTTTGCGCCAGAACCCTGGACGCCAACCGGACGTAGTCCGAATGCACCGTTAGTATTTGCCATCGTAGCAATCCTTTTTCAATTACTCGGAGTCGCGACCGCGACCACCGAAAGTTACACGACTTTGCCGATTGTTCTGAATCGGCATTGAAGGATGTTGTTCCTTCATCAGGTCCTGATCTACAGCAGTCATCTGTTCGCGGGTTCTGCCCCCGTAATATGCAGTTCGTTCTGCTACTGTTTCTTCAGGTATACGGCACAGCATCAGTCCGCCTTGTCCGATAATGCCCTCATATCGACCATCGTCAATAGTAGGAGCTTCGTAGTTGGGGTACTCGTCCTTACGAACTGGTTCCCAACCTTCACGCAACTTAGCGTTTACGTTCATCTTGTCTTCTTCGCCGCGCATTGCGACTCGAATCCATCGATGCACGAACCCATCAGGTGCGGGCGGTGCGGAAAGGTGACTGGGCGGTGCCCATGGTTTTCTGCGCGTTTCTGTATCGCGGGTTTCGCTTGCGCGAGGTTTTCTATCAGCCATGTTATTACTCCTTCACATACTTGGCGTATTCTTCAAGAGGTACGCCTAGCTTCTTAGCAATCGCTACTTGTGAATGCGTCAGCTTGACCGACCTGCGCCCCTGTTTAGTGCTGCGGGATGCGGAGTTACCTGCAGAAGCGACCTGGCTTCCTCCACCCGATTTCTTAGCCGTCTGAAATTTATGCGGAAACTCCGCACGAATACGACGATCAACCTCAGTATAGTACTCATCGCTGCTTGGGTCAAACCCTTCATCATCGGTGAGTTGACTGTGTAAAGCAAATGCCGCCGCAGTCATAACCTTGTCCTTGCCAAACCAATCGTTTTTTGTGGCCCAATCTTGAGCACGAGGATCAGCTTGCTGTTGCTGTTGTACAGGTTTTTGTACAGGCTGTTGCTGCTGTTGCTGCTGAACTTGGACCTTAGCCTGTTCTACACGAGCTTTTGCAGTGTTATATCGCTGTGTTTCTATCGCGATATTAGAAAGAGCCTGTTGAGCCTCCAACATCCTATCCGTGTCGCCCGCTTCGTAGGCTTCTTTGTAGGCACGTTTGGCTGCGTCAGTTTGAGATTCAATCCGAGTCCCATACTCACTTAGATAACCTGTGTCCAAAGCCTGGACCCGGCTCTTGAGTTTCTTGTTTTCCTCAAGAAGTTGCGTAGAAACACGGACGGCTTCAGCCTTGTCCCGCTCTTCTTGACGATACTTCTCCGTGAGTTTCTTAATTCGATTCTGTACGCCCTTGCTGTAAGAATCTAACTCACTTTCTTCGGGAGCGGAGGCAACAGAAGTTTTCTCTTCTTCTTGCTGCTCCGGTTCCTCAACTACAATATCTTGTTCTTCATCAGACATAACCTGTCCCCCTATATATGCTTTACGTCGTCAGGCTCTAGTAGAGTAGCGATAACCTCGTCATCATTAATGATGCGGACCTCGCCTCCATCGATCTTAAATCGAGAGCCAGAATAACGACCGATACAAACCCACTGACCTTCTTTACACCACGGCTGGCCCTCGGGGCCAAACTTGTCGGGATCTTTGTATGCCAGGGGTCCGAGCTTCATCACATAAGCTACAACTGTAGCCACAGATTCACGTTCCCGAATCTCGTCGGGAATGTAGAGACCACTCGATGTCTTTTCTTTGCCTTGATACGGCATGACTAAAACCCGCCAACCTGTCGGCTGCGGGAGACGTTCGAGTAGCGGTTTGTCTAAAAGGGACGGGTCTAGTACCCGTTCTTTAGCGTCAACATATGCGCTTTTCAAAGAACTAGAATCGGCAGATGCCTCTTTCTTTTCTTTGTTAATTTTCTGCGCAACGTGGTCAGGAAGATATAAGGTCTTCGACATCGTCTACGTTTCTCTCCAGCAGGGACTTGATTTCTTCACGCGCGAAAGAGAGTCCCCGTATCTCCCCCACAGACATTTTGTACTGTTCCCAATCTTTAACAGCACCGCTTGCAAGAGCAGCAGAGATATCTTTCTCCCGCTCTTCAAGTTTCTTATACATGTACTTTGCCCAATCGACAACATCCATTATAAGTTATCCTTATATTCCCCTTGTAGGTCGGATGTGATAGGACCACCTTCCACCCACTCGTTGCATGTGTTCTCACTACTACACACGAACTTGAGCAGTTGGCAATACCCTGTGTCACCAGACTCGTCACCAATACACTCCATGATGTTTTCGGACTGGTTATACATGCCGCAAGATCCGCAACTCTCATCATTGCGAAAAGCGACCGAACTGTTGGGCTCCCTGTACCCGTACTCGTACTCCGCTATGTCCATGTTTTCCATGTTCATGTCGGCGTCTTGGGTAGGAAGAGGACAAGAGTTGCCCTCTTCAGTCTCTTCCATCGTATCGACAGGCATGCCGTCTGGAAGGATGCTGATCATAATTGTAGGCATTAGTAACACTTCCCTCGTTTGCCGCTGTCACGGACATCACCCTGGCGAACTTCTCCGCCCATCATAAAGTTTTGAGTGTCTTCTGTGCGACGCTTCGCTTCTCTGTTTCCGCGAGAAACCGCATCGGCCTCGTCACGCTCCGTCACATAAATACCATCAGGGCTGCTGGTGCTAACCTCTCCAACCCCGTAAATAGAGTTGTTTAAATCTTTAGGCCGGGCCCTTGGACGAAGGGATTTCTTTGGTGCGGGCATTATACTTCTCCTATTCCATGATCTCAAAGTGAGGCGCATCGATAAACGGGCGACGGCCCTGTGAACGACGTAAGTCTACATACTCGTTCATAGCTTCTTCCGCCGTGCCTTCATAGGCCCCAAAGTCATCGATGTGCCAAGCCGCACCCCAACGAATCTTAACGCCGCAATCCTTGGCGGCAGCTTTCATAGCGTCGGCAATCTCATCATAGAGATTGAGTTCCCATCTGCCCCCATCAATATATGCCATTAAATCAACGGCATAACCACCCAGGTGCTTGCTTTTCATAGTCTGGCTTGCACCTTTAGCGACCAAGGCTTCCTGCTCCTTGCGGGTCCTAAGACCACAGATCACACTAAAGTCTTGCTCACTTATCCCAATAGCCATGCGGACAACGGCTTGTAAGGAAGGATCAACCCCCTCTAGCCGTTCGTTGCTACGGTTTCCCAGTTTGTATGTCATTTCATTCCACCTTTCATGTCCAAAATTCCGTTGTGGTCACGGTTAATATACTTCAAATCGTTTTCGATTAGGGCCACTCGTTGCTGCAACTGCGTCACCTGACCAATCGAGTTAGCTAAGTTGGCTAGTTCATCCCAAACTTCTTCAATCTCATCAAAAGCATATTCCAATTCCATGGCGTTGTCCTGAACGTCCCGCTTCAGGTTCACGTTGTCCTCAATCGCCATCTTGGAACCAATCTCACCTACAGTCTCCTCAAGGCTGGCAATGGTAGCCGCCTGCTGGCCGACCCACCAAACACCCGCCGCTAACTGCACAGCCATTGCTGCCACGAGGGCTACAGGTAACTTTAAGTTTTCCATTACTTCCTCTTAAACAAAGCCTGCGCACCGCGCACACCGAAGCTGGCGCTTATCGCGATACCTAACGAATAAAAATACCAGTCCGGCGCTTTGTTAAGCTGCTCAAACCCACGATCTA